CCCGCCCCTGCTCCTCTCCCCGCCGATCAGCAGCAGCTGAATGACCTCTACACGCAGCTCGACTCTTCAAATAAAAAGAAAGTCATTATCTACACCCAGAATCTCCTCTCCACCCAGCGAATGGAAGATGAGCTGCTTGCCGCACATGCCCGCACCGATGTAGAACATACACCAGAAGGGCTGCAGCATGATCTTGATATTATGAATGATGATTCCGAATGGGAGGATTAAAATATGACCGAAGATAAATTCTTTTTAACATATAACCAACAGATGAAGAAACTACGCAATGATAAACACATTATTTGTCAAGGTTCTTCTCATAAACAAATTCTTGTGCGCGCTGGTTATTTCAATATTGTTAATGGATACAAAAATCCTTTTGTGAGCGGTACAGACTCTCACGGTAACCATTCTTATATTTCTGGTACTTCCATTAACCAATTACAATCCGTCAAACGTTTCGATGACCATCTTCGAAGTTTTCTTCTTCAATATATAACACAAATTGAAGAAGAAACTCGTACTTTAGCCGGTTACAAATTTGATGAATGTAATGACAATGGTTCTATCCCATGGTATGACACAAACGCATATTCGCCCAAAAAATCTTTACAAGAAAAAATGAACGTCATTTCCAATGCTTATAGTGAATTAAGCAGAAGCCAACTTGATTATGTAAAATTTTACATGGACAACCACAAGCAAATTCCAACCTGGATCATGTTCAAAGTTATTAATTTTTCAACTTTTATAGAAGTCTTACGGTGCAGTAAACTCGACGTATCGCATTCCTTATGTAAATTGTACGGATTGGAAGATAACGATGGACATTGTAATGTAAAGCTGCTGATTGGTTCATTACACTGGCTCCGCAAAGTCAGAAATTCCTGTGCGCACA